AAAAGAACTATGACGAACACCGATCTTTCCAGATTAGGTTATTTTACATCCACTCGGTTCTGTGGTTTCGTCACTATGCATGGAGAACTAATATATATGACAGATTTCGACGTTGCTGTGAATCAGTTTTATGAAGAATATTCTAAATATGCTTCTAATCTAAATCACGTCACACCCCTATCACATGACGACTTTAAGTTAATCATGTCAGGGACTGCAAGCTCAGAGACAATGGAATGTTTTGAAAAAGAACTTCACCATTTATCTACGCTACACGATGTTAACTTTACTCATCCTAATAATTTAAGCTTCGTCCTACCCAGACCAGGACGCGGATTCGGTCGAATGAGCTCTAGAACGGGAATAACTACTGGTATCGAACCAGTTAGTGATCTTCTTGACGTTATTAAAACAGCGGCTATCAAGCAAGGTTCTAAAATGGCTACAGATATGGCTCAAGATGTTATCTCTAAGGTAACTGATAAGATCGAAAACTTAGCTGAATCATTAGGGACACAAAATGAAGTAAGTAATAATGGTAGCTCAGTTAAATCTAAAGGGTTCGGTTCTAATGGAGGTCGCTCAGTAGGTGACATTCTAAACAAACCGCTTAACATTAAATATTCGTCAGGAGTTGTGGCTACAGTTTACCCACCAAGACAAAATTTACCTACTAGAAATTACACTAGTACGGATAACTCGGATGGTAGACTCCGTTCCGCTGATCTTGCATGTATTGTACAACGCGTTCCACCTGGTAATGCTTTCTCCGAAGCTTACTGGAACTATACATTAATTCCCAATCTTCAACTTAAGGCGCAAGCATCTGTGGGCTTCAATATCAGCGCCAGATTTAACTTCTCTTATACCAAGATTGTAACATACTTTAATTTAGTAATGGATGCATTAGCTAAGTATTTCTTCATGGTAAATACTTACTCTGTAGTCCAAGGTCCTGGTGCTGATGACGTAAGTAGATCTGTCTTACGTGAGATGTTCCAAACCTCTGATTTACAATATCTTGCTTTACTTCGTGAAAGACTTGACGCACTACCCATCCCTCCTAAGATGATAGAACGTTCTGCTTTCCTTTACTCTTCTTACAAGTCTAACCCCGACAGCGATGTCTCTAATAATATCGGTTTTGTTCCTGTTCCGCTTATTAGTTCTGGAAATAATTTCGTCTTTGACGCAATTAATATGGATCTTGAGCAAACGGTTGCAGGACTTGGTGAATTATTAGAACATCCAAATGTTGAGCTGTATAACACAGTTGACATGTTAGCTCGCGTTTTCCCGAATTGGGTTAACACGACTGTTGGAGCTACTCAGGCTGTACCCGAATATTCTGGAGAATTCACTAATATCTTCATAAACAGTCCCGGTTGGCAATCTAGTTACCTCGCAACTGCTCCACAAGATTTCAAGTTTCCTCAGGTGTCTGGAGAAACCGAAACTGTTCAGTTCTGTGTTTGTAATGAATATCGTGCAGATATGATTGGTGACCAACAAGCTGCTTGTTCCATCTACAATTCCTCAACTGCATCTTGGTCTGGTACTTTAGAGCCTCAAATCTCTTCGTTCCAAGAAACAGGGAATACTTTAGTAACTAACAGATACACTTACGCATTTGATTCAAACTCTGCTGCTATGCAACAGGCACCTGCTTGGGTACCTTCAAACAGAGCAAGCAATACCGTTAGCGGTTTAGGAGTTTTAGCGCTTAGCCAGCCTTATGCTAATTTTGTTTGTGGTTCAGATTCTTACAATGTTCCGCCTTTTAGTACTTACAGTCTAATTGGTAACAGTGTTAGTAACATGTCTCAACCTACTATTGACTGGATGAAAGAAATGTTTGATCTAGGTACTCTAACTCAACGAGATAATAGTTCACGCCGTCCTCGTCAACCAAGACGTGATAACGGTCGTTCTCGTTCTAACGACGCAGAGACGTCTAGTAGCTAATTCTTGTAAGGAGTAGATTTATGAAGCGAAGCCGCACACTTGATCAAGTTTCTAAAATGTATAATTTAAACTTTACTGAGACAGATGAACTGTCCCGCGTACTTCAAAGGCTTGTTAAAGGTAGCTTAGACTCTCCTAATATCTGTAGTCCTGTAATAGAGAAATTAGGTGAAGCGAAAGTTCTAGATGGTTGGGACAAGGTTTTCAACTCTCACAAGTCCGAAATTAATGATACCCTTCTTTCTATTGAGATGAATGAAAGAGAAAAATTCGGGAGTAGAAGCCGTGCGAAACCTTGGCGTGATATCAAGGATAAGTTCTTCGACTTTTGGAACGTTAGTTCAACTCCCTACAACCTAAAGCCTCTCGAACCTGAATTGAAAAGTAGACTTAGACCATGGGATATAAAGCGAGTGATTGAAGTTATTAAAAATAGCACTCAGTCAGGACTTCCCTTCTTAGTAAAGAAAGGTTTAGTGAAGGATAAATTCTTAGATCAGGCATACTTACTTAAAGAGTGGTTAAAGAAATATGCCGCTGTGCCTTTTGTTAGGACTCAGGAAATGCTGAAAACTCGCATCGTTTGGGGTATTCCTATCGCGAACATCATTTATGAAGGTGCTTATTTTTACCCCTTCCTTGAGTATCAAAAGAAATTATCCTGGAGAAAGGCTTTACTTGGCCCGGATGCAGTAGATGAAGTTGCCTCAGCTATGGTTGTCAAAGCTGTTTCTCAAGGTGACCTACTTGTATCCATGGACTTCAGTGCCTATGATCAGTCATTAGGCCCAAATCTGCAATCTCTCTACGATGAATATAAATGCAGTGTATTTCAACCTCAATATTGTGATACTATATTAGAGATAGGTGAACGTCGTGTTAACATTCCTATGATAACACCTGATGGTCTTAAAGAAGGACCTCACGGATTACCTAGCGGATCAGCTGATACCAATGAAGCTGGATCTGTTATTCAAGCCACTATAGCTGCTGACACTGGGTTGATTAGCCTAGGTGGTGATTCAAGTCAATTTCATGGTGACGACTCGATAGCACGACTTTCTGGCAAGGAAGAAGTGGATACTTACATATCTAGTTTTGAACGCCTTGGACTTGAAGTTAACAGGACTAAAACCTTTATTGCAAGCAATTTCATTGTGTTCTTGCAACGTCTTTATCATATTGACTATATTAAAGAAGGTAAACTTGGTGGTATATATTCTGCTTACAGAGCCCTGAACAGAGTATATAACTTTGAAAGATTCACTGACTTCGTGGATGAGAAAATTGATGGTAAAGACTTCAATTCGATTAGAACAATCACAGTTCTAGAAAATTGCAAATTCCATCCATTATTCGAAGAAATAGTAACTTATGTTTGGAGTCTAGATAAGTATAATCTTAAATTTTCTGAAAACGGACTTAGCAAGTATGTTGTGATGGTGCGACAGTCCGAGGGTACAGATGGCCTTATTCGTAATCAGTATGGTACAGATGTTTCGGGTATTAAAAATTTCGAAACGTACAAACTGTTACAAAAGTTAAATAAGGAGGGATAAAACCTGGGAGC